CAATATACAAGTCAATGGATTTGTTGTCCAAGTTGGGCCCCTACAGATATTAGATTGGAAACCATGGCCAAAGATGAAGATTTATTAAATAACTGGCGTGGTGAAAAGGTGTTAGATATAAGAAAATCCATGTTAGATGGTTCTTATCGGCATTGTAATCATACCATATGTCCAGCTCTTTCTAAACTTATAAACACCGATGAAGTACCAGAAGAATTCATAGAGAAGGAAGAATTTTTAAAAACTTTTAATATAACTTCTGCTGAAGATGTTGAGAATTATCAAGGGTTGCCAGAATATATTCTTTTTGGATTCGACCGTAGTTGCAACTTACGATGTCCTTCTTGTAGAAAGGAACAAGTTCCCAATGCACACATTGATTCCGACCGGTTTAAAAGAGAAGTGTTTTTACTAGAGCAAATTGAAGAAAAATTTGCCTCTAATGTAAAAAGATTGATGATAACAGGTAGTGGTGATCCCTTCTACTCCAAGTTATATAGAAATTACTTGATAGATTTTGATCCAAAAAAATATCCAAAATTAGAAGAAATACAAATTATCACCAATGGAAATTTGTTAACCGAGAAGATGTGGCATAGCTTAGGTGCTAGACCTTTCATTAAAAGAATAGAAATTAGTGTGGATGCTGGGACGCAGAACACATATGAAAATGTTACTCGGTTGAATGGTGATTGGCACAAGTTGTTAGCCAACATTAAATTTTTAAGCACTCAGGATAGCATAAAACATTTTATTGTGTCTATGGTTGTTAGTGAGTATAACTATACAGAAATGGAACAATTCTACAATGTGTTTAATGAAATTTTTGCTGAGTCTAAAATAAGCTTACATATTCATTATCGCCAGCATGTTCATTGGGAGACCGGTGTTTATTCTCCTAGCGAAGTGAAAAACATTTCCGTTTTCAATCCTCATCATCCAAAACATACCGACTTCCTTCAAGAACTTATGAAAATTCATGGGAAAAAAACCAATTTAGGTGCAGTGGTAGGTCACAATTTCCACCATTTAATTCCTGGGTCTTGACAAACCAATAGTTGGATGTTAGATTCCATAGTAACTCAACAGGAGATACTATGGAATCCATTTTTACGGAACTTGCTGCCACAAGCAGTCGTTTAGAAAAAGAAGCCATTTTAAAGAAGCATCACGCCAATGAAACATTGAAGCGTGTGTTGTTTCTTGCTCTTGACCCATACACGCAATTCTACATTCGTAAAATTCCCCAATATGAGCAAATTGGTAATACTGATATTGGACTAGAAGAATCACTAAATCAGCTGCATCTGTTGTCTAGTAGGACGATAACCGGTAATGCTGCCATTGGACATTTGAAAAATGTGTTGTGTAATTTGCCTGCCGAAAAAGCCAAGGTGATTGAACGCATCATTGAAAAGGATTTGAAGTGTGGTGTATCTGAGGCCACCGTAAACAAGATTTGGCCTGATTTAATTCCCACTTATCCCGTGATGTTGGCATCTGGATTTGATGAAAAGATTATGAACAAGATGACGTATCCTGCCTATGTTCAATTGAAGTTGGATGGGATGCGTTTCAACGCCATTGTGCAGAATGGCAAGGTGGATTTCCGTTCCCGCAATGGCAAGAGCATTGATTTGTTGGGAAATCTTGAACAAGAATTTCTGGCCATGGCAGGTGAACTGCCTGTGGTGTTTGATGGTGAATTGATTGTTCGAGAAAAGAATGGTTCCATCATGAATCGTCAGAAGGGTAATGGTATTTTGAACAAGGCGGTGAAGGGAACCATCTCTGATAAGGAAGCCGGCATGGTTGAAGCTGTGGTTTGGGACATCATCATGCTACAACACTTCAAGGATGGAGAATCCAAGATGCCATATGAAATGCGTTTCCAGCTGCTTGAAGACCTGGAAATGCCTGAACGAGTATCGTTGATTGAAAACATTGAAGTGGCAAATGAAGATGAGGCACATCACTTGTTCGAGGAATATTTCTCACAAGGCGAAGAAGGCATCATTCTCAAGGACATCACCAAAGGCTGGGAAGATAAACGAGTGAAGCATCAAGTGAAATTCAAGGGAGAATTGGAATGTGATTTATTGTGTGTGGATTGGCAAGAAGGCACTGGCAAGAATGTGGGCAAGTTGGGTGCCTTGGTGTTGGAATCCGCAGATAAACTGGTGAAAGTGAATGTGGGTTCTGGTTTCACTGACGAACAACGTGATAAATACACACAGAAGAATACCGTTGGCAAGATTGTGGCGGTGAAGTATAACGCCAAGATTCAGGATAAAAAGACAGGTGAGTTCAGTCTTTTTCTTCCTGTGTTCATTGAACTTCGTGAGGATAAGAGTGTTGCCGATTCTTTATCCTCCATCAAGTAGGAGGATGTATGGACAAGCATGAAGAATACTATGAAGAAGTAGAACGCCGTCTTAAATTTTTCATCACAGATATGCATGAAGAATTAGACAATATTGAACGTTTAGTACATGGAAATGAATCTGCTGTGTTGTTGTTGCAATGGGTACGGGACACAATGCAACGTGTTGCAGAAAACTACGAAAGATAAATAAAAATATGCCAACATACGAATACCAGTGTGAGGCTTGTGAGGAGTATTTCACGAAGTTTCTTAGTATACCTAACATGAATCAGCCTACGGAGGAAGCGTGTCCTAACTGCGGCGAGATAAAGGTGCAAAAGGTGATGTTCACCGCACCAACTATCGGAGATGCTGTTCGATTACGAATTCGACGGCCTGACAATGGATTCAAAGAGGTATTACAAAAGATTCATGAAAGAACTCCCGGCTCAACACTTAAAAACAACAGTAGTTACATCTAAGGACTCTCCGTCCATTCTTCACTCCGGTGGGGCTAACGCCTCATCGGAGTTTTTTACCCCTAACCTAGCGAGTGGTTTATGTCACGTAAAAAGCGTTTGAAACTAGTCACTTCACAAACTTACATTGTCCAAGAGGAACAAGAATCCAAGCACAAAATCAAACTCGCCGATTTAAAAGAAATTTGGGCCCTTACAGAAAACCAGGAGAATTTTTTCAATTATTATCGAAAAGGACATAAAGCCATTCTATGTCATGGTGTGGCTGGTACAGGTAAAACCTACATTGCTATGCATAGCGCTTTCAAGGAGATTTTAGAAAATTCAGGATACAAGAAAGTTGTAATTGTTCGTTCAGCAGTTCCCTCCCGAGACATTGGATTCCTTCCAGGCAACGAGAAGGAAAAAGTGGAAGTGTATTCTCAACCCTATCAAGAAATTTGTGCCGATTTATTCCCGCGATTTGGAGAACGTGCTTATAACAAATTAAAGGAACAAAGTTTAATTCATTTCATGGTCACTTCATATGTTCGAGGATT